ATTCCTCGTTGACTATCCGCAGATTGAAACTGGCCTCAGTGCGGAAGATGTGGAACGAATGAACCTCCGAGCGAGCATCATTCCGTACACAGCGGAACAAGTGATTAACTGGAAGACGGATATTGTCGGTGGCCGCCGGATGCTCACCTCAGTGGTGATCGCTGAACACTACTTAGTGGCGATGGATGAGTTTGACCACACCAAGAAGATTCAATATCGCGTTCTCCGACTGAGAGAACAGGGATATTCTCAACAGATTTATCGTGAAGACGAGCCATTCACGGAAGAGTTTTACCCGACACGAGCTGACGGAACCAACTGGGATAAGATTCCGCTGGTGTTTGTAGGGTCAAAGAATAACGACTCAACGATTGATGATGCACCTCTGGCAGATATTGCCGAAGTCAACATTGCTCACTTCCGTAACTCAGCAGATTACGAAGAGTCCTGTTTCCTTGTGGGCCAACCCAGCCTGTTTCTCACGCATTCCCTCTCGTTAGAGCAATTTAAGGAGTACAACCCACAAGGAATCAAACTGGGTTCTCGTGCCGGTCACGTCTTAGGCGAGACGGGTTCTGCCACTTTGCTTCAAGCCAATCCAAACCAACTTGTCATGGAGGCAATGAAGACCAAAGAAGAGCAAATGGTGATGATCGGCGCACGAATTATCACAGATCGCGCAGACCGCGAGACTGCTGAGGCGGCGAAAATCCGCTTTGCAAGTGAAAACTCTGTTCTTGGTGATGTGGTATGGAATCTTTCGGAAGCGATTGAGACGTGCATTGGCTGGGTCGGCGAGTTTATGGGTGTAGATACATCCGATGCGAAGTTTGAGATTAACCGTGAGTTTTACGATAAGGCTCTTGATCCGCAGTTGATTATGTCGATGGTCACTCTCCTCGACAGATCAATCGTATCGGAACAGGACATATTCAATCGACTCAAGTCGGCAGGGATTGTCGAACCAGAACGAACACTGATGGACGTGCAGGACGAGTCTGGAATGATCGGCTTTGCACCAGCGCAGGAGATAACGAATGGCAACGGCGAAGAAAACCAATCCTAAACTCTGGGAAAAGGCCAAAGCAGAAGCCAAAGCAAAGATGGGCGGAAAGCATTCTGCCCGTGCCATGCAACTAGCAACCAAGATTTACAAGGATAAAGGCGGCAAGTATGCAGGGGCCAAGAAGCCAAGCAATAGTTTATCTAATTGGACTAAGCAGGATTGGGACTACACTGGCAAAGAAGGTAAGTCTCGCTATCTTCCGAAGAAGGCACGGGAATCACTATCAGCCGGTCAAAAAGCCGCCGGAAGTAAAGCTAAAAACAAAGCAACCAAGTCCGGAAAGCAAACAGCCAAGTACACACCAGCCGAAAGAAAGGCTGTAAGGAAGGCAACTCGTGGCTAAGAAAGACCCTCGACTCGCTCGCGCAGGGGTAACAGGATTCAACAAACCCAAGCGAACACCAAGTCATCCGAAAAAATCACACGTCGTTGTCGCAAAAGTCGGTGATAAGATGAAGACCATCCGATTCGGAGAACAGGGTGCGAAGACCGCAGGTAAACCAAAGGCCGGTGAGTCAGAAGCCATGAAAAAGAAACGTGCATCATTCAAGGCACGTCATGCAAAGAACATCGCCAAGGGCAAAATGTCTGCGGCATATTGGGCGGATAAAACCAAATGGTAGTCGATGGCACTCTCTGACGACATACAAGATGCCATAACAAGGCATCAAATATTCATATTAAGGTATGCCGCTGGGCGTGAGAAAGAAGCGTCGCAATATGTAGATCGTGTCAAAGAGATGATTCAGGATGAGCTTCGCAATGAGGAGTTGACCGATCTTGACCTTGCGCGTTTGAACCGATTCATGGATGAAGTCCAACTGTTTGCCGAGGAGCAATATCAAGCTCTGGCAGATAAAGTTGCTGATGATGCACGGGAATTAGCGGCTCAGGAAACAGATTGGAACGCAGGATTACTCAGTCGAATCATCGGAGAAGATATTACAGTACCTTCTGCATTTAGCACGGAACTATCTGTTTTTGCTGAAGTTTTACTCGCTGGAGTGGCTGGTGCAACAGTGCGCGGAGTGGTAAATGCCTTCCGGCAAACTAAGACCACTCAGTTGATGCAAGCCATACGAGATGGTGTGACGATGCGGGAAGACAACTTTCAGATCGGACGGCGAGCTGAATCTGTTACCGGACTACACAAGAAGCAAGCAGGTTCGATGATCCGCACGATCAGCAATCATGTGTCCGTGAAAACGAGAGATACTGTCCTGCAAGAAAATATTGGTCTGTTCGATGGATATGAGTGGGTTGCTGTCCTCGACTCTCGCACGTCAATCATTTGCGCGGGGAGAGATGGAAAAATATATCCATTGACGGATGATCCCGAAAAGTCGCCCAAGCCTCCGGCGCACTTCAACTGTCGCTCGACGATCACTCCGGTAGTGAAGGCGGGGTTCGAGGATAAGGTAAAAAAGCCAAAGCCTCGCACAGCAGAAGGCGCAAAAGGTAAGACAAAGGTCAGGCAGGCCACAACGTATGAATCATGGTTGATTAGACAGCCAGCATCCTTTCAAGATGAAGTATTAGGAGTCACGCGAGGACGGTTGTTTCGTCGCGGGGGCTTAAATCTTTCTAAGTTCGTTGACGATTCAGGGAAAACTCTGACGCTCGACGAGTTAAGAAAAGTCGAACCTGAAGTGTTTAATAGGTTAAAATTGTAACTGGAGTCCGAGACTCAACGTGCCAAGCTAGAGGTGAAGCATGGAATTTTTGAATGAAGTAGAACTGGACGATACGGTCAAGCAACAACTGGCCGATAAGTTCAAGGAGACTCTGGATAAGAGTCTAGAAGAGAAAATCGCGGAAGAAGTTTCGGGATTGAAGGCGAAGAACGACGAGTTGCTGGCAGAGAAGAAAGCCGCGCAACGAGCGAAGGAGGAGTTAGATGCCAAGGCCAGAGTTGAAAAAGAGAGGTATGCTCAAGAAAACGGGCAATACCAAGAACTCTACGAAAGTCAAAAGCAAGAAGCCGACACCTTACGCCAAAAAATCGAAGAAATGAATCATCTGGCTACCCGACAAAAAGTTCAGTCGGAGGCCACAAAGATTGCTTCTACGTTGACAAAAGACGTAAGTAAGGCAAAATTATTGGAAGAAAAGTTGGGCCAGAGGCTCACACTTTTAGATGGAGAAATTAGAGTGACTGATGACGCAGGTCAACTGACAGTCAGTTCGCTCGATGATTTGGTGACTACGGTGAAGAACGATTTTCCGTTTTTAGTCGATGGAATCCAAGCAACTGGTGGCGGGGCCACTCGTTCACAAGGCAGGGCCGATGTGGGCAATCGACAAATCAGCCGTACTGAATTTGAAGCACTATCTCAGGGCCAACGCTCTCAGTTCTTCAAGGAAGGCGGTAAAGTTTTTAATGATTAAGGAGAGGCCACATGGCTAACGTATTAACGGATCTTGCGGCAGACATTTACAAAGCCGCCGACGTGGTAGGACGGGAGCTTGTAGGCTTCATTCCTGCATCTACTATCAACTCTAACGGCTCAGAGCGAGCGGCGAAGGGTGACGTAGTTCGTGCATCATTCACACGCGAAGCAACAGCAGTTGACGTATCAGAGTCTATGACAGTTCCAGAAGGAACCGATCAGACTGTTGATAACAAGACTCTGAGCATCACAAACGCTCGTGCAGTACAGATTCCGTACACTGGTGAAGACATTCTCCACTTGAACAACGGTATCGGCTACGAGACTGTGTATGGTGACCAGATTGCTCAGGCAATGCGTACTCTTACAAACGAAATGGAGCAAGACTTGTGGGAAGAAGCCTACACGAACTCTTCTCGTGCGTTCGGTACTGCTGGCACAACGCCATTTGGCTCTAACTTCTCAGAGATTGCTGAGATTCGCCAAATCCTCATCGACAACGGTATGCCACAGAACGATGGTCAGGTATCACTCGTGATGAACACTCTCGCAGGAACTAACTTGCGTCAGTTGGCACAGCTCCAGCAAGCAAACACTGCTGGTGGAACTGACCTCCTGCGTCAGGGCGTTTTGCTAGACCTCCAAGGTCTGGGCATCCGCGAGTCTGCACAAGTCGGCACTCACACCAAGGGTACTGGTAGTAGCTACCTGCTGAACGACGCTTCATCTGCTGTTGGTGATACGACAATCGCAACTGACACTGGCTCAGGAACTATCCTTGCAGGTGACATTGTGACTTTCGCAGGTACATCAACTCAGTACGTTGTCAACACAGCACTGTCTGGCGGTTCATTCGTCATCGGCGGAACTGGTCTGACTGCGGCTGAAGCTGACAACGACGCGATCACTGTGGGCGACAGCTACACAGCGAACATTGCGTTCCATCGTCGCGCTCTTGAGTTGGCGGTTCGTGCGCCAGCAGTACCACAGGGCGGAGACACAGCAGACGACGCTTTAACAGTTCAAGACCCAGTTTCAGGATTGGTCTTTGAAGTCCGTGTTTATAAGGGCTATCGTAAGACTATGATCGAAGTTGCGGCATCTTGGGGTGTCAAGGCTTGGAAGTCTGACTTCATTGCCACATTGGTTGGCTAAAAGTAGCGGGGGCTTCGGCCCCCGTTTTTGATGAGGAAGCTGAAGATGGCAGAATCAAAGACTACCGCAAAGAAAGCTCCGGCTAAGAAGCCAGCGGTTAAGAAGGCGGCTCCGAAGAAAGAATCCAATGCGCTTGTCACGATGGTTAATGACGAGGGCAGAAAAGCAAGTGTTCATCCATCAATGGTTGAGGACTACAAATCAGGCGGTTACAGGGAAGCATAATCATGGCTAAGAAAGACGTGGTTGAAGAAGTAGCTGTCGAAGAAGAGGTTGTCGTTGAAACTACATCTGCCCCGAAAGGGACGACAAAGATGGTTCACGCTGACGGCAGAGTTGCGTATGCACACGAGTCAATGATTCCGGCATACAAATCCGGCGGGTTCAAAGAGGAAGAGTAATGGCACTTGTAGTCGAAGATGGGTCAGTCGTTTCTGGGGCTAATTCTTACATTACCCTAGCTGATTATCGCGCATGGGCGAACGCACGAGGGATTAGTGCGTCAGATTCAGACACAGTGCTTGAACGCTATGTGCTTCGTGCAATGGATTACTTTGAACAATTAGTGTTCATTGGTAACAAAGCCAATGAGAATCAACTCCTCCAATGGCCGCGCACAGAAGCCCTCATAGACGGCTATTATGCTGATGCGACGGAAATACCTTCCCAAGTGAAGAGAGCCGTGTACGAGGCTGTTAAAGTCGAGTCAGACGGGTATTCAGAACTAAATAACCAAGATCGCAGGACAATCCGCGAGAAGATCGGTGATATTGAGATTCAATACGCTGATAATAGCGAGAACCGTACGATCACACCTGCACTTACCTCTGCGTTGAGTAAACTGGTACAACCGGCGACTGTCGTAGGAAGGCTATGAGCTTCAATTACACTGCGTTACAGAATAGTGCTGGAGCCTTGCTCCAGAAGTTCGGGAGGCAGTTGACGTTCACTCGTACGTCGGATGGGGCGTATGACGCAACCACAGGTCAAAAGAC